AAAGTTCTGTTATAGGAAGTGTCTTGATCTCACCCCAATAGAAACAATCTTTAAAGTGAGGATCCTCAGTGTAGCTATATACTACATTAGCAGGATCTACATAAGATACTTTAACACCTGCTCCGGGTAAGAACTCATGCTTTGCCATAGATACACCTATAACCATTTGGTCATAGTCACATCTTTTTCTTAGGTCTTGGTAGTGGTTGGCTTCAAGTAAGGTGTCAATAGCTTCTTCTTCAGCTATCTCTATTGCAGGTTTATAATTAACCTGCATAAATAAATTAAGCTCCTCATCTGTCTTTGGTAGTTCTTCTTCAGGCATAATAAAAGGATCAACTCCTGACTCTTCTTTTACTAGGGTTAGTATATCTCTAGCATTCATTTGAGATTCTACCATCTCTTGATATTTACTTCTTTTCGCTTGAGACACAGCATCTTGTGCGTAGGCATTAACTTTAAATAGTCTATCTGCCATACCATTAACAACTATATCCACAAACTTAGGGAGTATAGGAACGGGAGTCCAATCAAGATTCAAGTAAGATAAATCACCATCTACAGCTATTTCATTTTTGTATTTAGCTATAGACTGTTCTCCTCTCGCATAAAGCCTGAGTCTATTAAAGTCTGCAAACTGATTATAAAACCTACATTGGCTTCCATCTTTTCTAAACCACTCATACTGAATAGCTTGACCTATTTGTAATCCATACTGATCAGTTGCTTTTTCCGCATCAGATACAAACTGATTTGGAAATCCTACAGAGGATATGTTTATCTTAACGTCTTTCATCTATTTTATTAATTCGCTTGTTCTTCCCTTGTTGTTATACCTTGCAAAGTTAATGCTTATTTTTGACTCTTTTTTCTCAGGTTGATATAAGTGTTTTTGAATAGCCATTACAGCTAGCCCTGAGCTTATTGTCGCATCAAACCTTGTTCTATTATTTATATCAAATCTTGCCCAATCTTCCAATGTCCTTGTGAATGCCATTGATCCCATTTCATCACTATCTCTATATGTTCCTTCCATATCTATTCCTACATACTTTTCAATATAAGATTCAATAGCTGCTGCGTGAGACTGCTTTACATCCTCAGAGGTGTTAGGTATCCCTCCTAGCTCTCTTTCGGTCTTAGAGAGCTTCGTATAGACTTTATCAGGTCTGTTCATTGAGAACCCTCTATAGCCTCTATTTTTAAAATGATAAAGTATTCTCGGTTTATTGTTCTCTGCAAGTATTGGCATACCATAAAACACACAAGCCATCAATACTTCTTCAAAGAATATCTCAGCAGTTTGTGGTCGTGCAACATACTGTAAGAAAAACTCATTGCTTGGAGCATTGTCCATATTGAATTTAGTTACACCATGTAACGCACCATTAGAACCTCCTCCGCCTACAACTCCTGATATATCATATGAGTCACAACCAAAAGCTCCTAAGTGTTCATTGCCCGGATATTTAATTCCATTCTTTACAATGATTCTGTTTTGTAATGCTTTCTCAGGTGTCCATCCTACAAGGAACCTACCTCTCTTGTCAGGACTAAATACAACCTTGGTGTCCTTCTCTCCATTTAGCCAATGAAACGATCCTCTTGTTGTATGGTGGTCTTGTATCAATGAATCATTATAATCTATTTGCTGATATATCTTGGTAAGATTAAATATAGATGATTTACTTTCATCTCTAAACGCATGAGACTCTGTTCTAGGAAACTGTCTGTAAAATTCATTAAGTGCATCAGGATCACTTTTTAAAGATGTTACCTCGTTCTCCCAATAGTTTACTGCACCAAAGTCAATCATCTCATCATCCACTCCTCTTATAGCTGTCTTAGGTGTTCTAAATACAGGGTGCCCATATCTATCTATAAAACCTTCCATGTTCCACTCCATAGGAATAAACAAAGAATACATACCGCTCTTTGTCATTCCATTAGAATTTCTTTTCAACACATTAGAGTCTTCATATAGTTTTTTGAAAGTGCCACCTCCTTTACTTAAAGCATTTGATGTAGATCCCATCATGCACTTTCCAATTATCTTACTACCTAATCTTAAACAAGTTTTAGTTACCCTCCAATTATTTAATATGTTGTTAGGCTTTAGCCATTTACCACTCTCATCATGCACAAGTAATAATAATTTCTCACCATCATAAGAGTTGTCATCAGTGTTCTTCCAATCTATTGTAGTATCAAGCCCTTCCATTTCATCGCTCTCTACATTATACATATTCTTTTTAGTGATCTTAGATGCAGGAACTCTATAAGCAAGCTCGGTCTTTGGCTTGTCCATCGCATCTTGAATAGGTTTAAAAAAGAAAGGCAAGTGATGAGATATAGGAACCACCTTATCTGTAAACATCTTCTTTGCATCTGAACCTGTCTTTGATAAGATACCTACCCTTGAGTCTCTTGCAATAGTTGCTGTATTGACAGCTTCTGCTGAACCCATAAATGAAAAACCTGAACGTCTTATCTTTAAGTATATCATTCCAAAGCATCTCTTGTCAGCCTTACACGCTTCCCAATAAATAAAAAATATTCTATTAGCTTCTCGGTAGTCAGGATATCCTATGTCAATCTTGGTCCACTGTAAATACATATAGTGTGCTCCTGTAATATATGTTGGTTCACCATTGTTTTTAAACCAATGCCCGTAATCTCTACTGTCGAACTCTTCTTCAATGTAGTCTACCCACTTGTCTTTAAAGTCTCTTGGCATTTCATTCCATTGAAATATAGAGTTGATTCTGCTTAAGCTACGATCATAATCTTTTCTCTCCCAATACTGTTCACTTGTTTTTTTACTTCTTGAATTTACTTTGTCAGGAGCAGAGGGTAAAGCTATGTATAAACCACTGATACAAATAATATCTCCAATAGTTCCGTTATTAGAAATAATAACTACATCATAGTCTTTATTGTATCCATAGCTCCACTTCTTTAGCTTGTTGTAACGAGCTATTTTTTTAGCAGGGATATAATCCTTTACTACTCTGTATAAACTATTTTGATCTTCGCTCTGCAAATCCTTGTTTTGTATCGGTTCGTTTTGTTCCTGTATTCTCGTAATCTAATTTTTCTTTCTCTTCGTCTATACGCTTTAGTATGTCAAACGCATCTATAATAGCTAACTTCTTTGTAGCTGCAGCGTTCTTTAATCTATCTGCAGCAAGCTCATCTTCAGGATCAGGCTTTATTATTTCTTCCTGTGCTACTTTTATTAATTCTTTAACTGCTTTCTTGCCTGCCTCTATTATTTTTAATTTAAGTTGATTTGATTCCATTCTTAGTTTTTAATATCTTCTCTACTTGTTTAATAAAGAAATCTCTTTCTTCAAGGCGTATCATTGCAATCTCTTTTATAAAGTTCTCTCTCTCTTGATGACATTGATTCATAAACTGTCCTTGGTTGACCTTTCAGATATTTCCTCAATCTTTCTGAGCAACCAACGCTCACGAGTAATAGCATACAGAACCCATATACCTAATACCCCATACTGTGTCAATATCTCAAACGTATCCATACTATACTATAAATGTAATGTTATTTGTAAACATCCTATATAAAATTTCATCATCTACTCTAAATTCATATTCACTCTCAGGTTGAAATGAAATCTCATCTCCTTCTTTTACCCCTAACTTTATTAGCTCTTCATTAATATATTTTACTGTTCCTATTAAAGGCTCGTACTCACCGGGCTTATCTATAAAACTTTTCTTTACTGCAGATGGTTTTACAAAACAATTCCTTCCATGAGCTTTCCACTTACCATGCTTTTTATACATATAGAACTGTTCGTCTTCAATAAAGAATAAATCATCCTTAAAAAAACTTCTACCACTTTTTCTCCTGCCCTTCATATCGTTATAAAATTTAAAGACATTGTGATGAACAAGTAGAACATCTCCTTTCTCTATCTCTCCTTTATAGTTTAAAGGTACAGACATTACTTCAGCCTCTCTATTAGAAAACTTAAAATCTTCTTCAGAGGTGCTAGTAATAAACTCTAGCCCTCCAATATCTTTAGTGTTGTTATACCTCCTTCCCTTTATAGGACGAACTATAAACCTGTCCGGTGATTGCATTTGATTTTATTTAGTTATAAAAATAGTAGTTGTAACACCACTAACAAGTCCTAGTCCAAACCAAAATAATTTTCGATCATAGAACTTCTTTTCATCTTTTATTATTACGTTGCTTAATCCTGTTGTTTTAATGTATGGATTAGAGTGCTCTACATTTACAACAGGTAATGGTTTTTTAAAAAATCCTTGCGACTTCATACCAACACTAACATTGGTTTGATTGAATATGTTTAAACTATCTAATACCACTCCAAAAGGCTTGATATGCCCACCTATATTAAAAAACTCTCTTGATATTTTAAATTGTTTAGGAGTAGTTAAATCTGCAATGTGCTGATTAGTATCTATATAAATTGTGTCATGTTGTGTAACAAGACTGTCCTTAACAAAAGGAACGAATATACTATCTAGCTTGGTTACAGTCCTAACCCTTACTTGACTCTGTACATTCTTTAAATCAACATAGGCTATCAATCCATTGTTGATAGCCTGTTTTTGTGTTAATATCACTTGCTCTTGTTGAGCAATTAACTTACCGTTATTATCTTGTACAAGTTCAAACTCCTGTTCGTGTAGCTGAAATTTTTGTATTTGCTTTTCGTAGTCTTTGAGTTTATTGTAACTTCTTATTGCAGAGCATCCGCTCATGCATAACAAAATAATTAATATCGCTATTATTATATTGCGTATAGTAAGTATGTCATCTTTATTTTTCTCCATCTTTAGGTAGAGCAATTAAAGAATCTTTAGATCGTAAGAATAACAAAGATACCGCAAGCCATCCACTCATCTCAGTGCTGTCTGCTTTCTCTGTGTAAATCATTACTAGGCAAAATGCCATGATTAACAACCCAATAATAGTTGTTACATAATTTGATACTATTCGTGTTTTCATAATTAAAAGTTTATGTTATACTCTATTGATACAGGAACATCAGAAGTAAACTCTTTCCATAAAACTACTTCTTTGTCCTTTATTATCCAAATTTTAAATGAGTTCTTGTTTCTATCTACTTGTATTAAATGAATACGGTAAGATCCGTTAAGTACTTCCTGCCCTACAAGATAGTGCATAGCTCCCGACTTGTAGTCAGGACCAACTGAGATCTTTCTAATATCCATTACTGTTTTACCATTAGCACTCCCGCTCCAAGCGTGGGATTAGTTGCATCTGTTTGATAAATATCTCCGGTTACTAAGCCTGCAGTTCCTGCGGCTGCATCATCTCTATATGCAGAAAGGCTATCAAATTTTATAGGAGTATTTCCATTTAACAAATTCTTTGCTGTAGTAGTTATAAATGGAGTGGTAACTGAAGTAGTAGCCGTAACCGTAGCTCCTGATATGGCTGTAGTTGAAGTTAAGTTAGTGCAGCTTATATCACCTGTTAACACTATGTTATTAGTCGCTGTATTGCCTGCTGTTAAAACTTCGGATAAAGTATCGGCAGGCGTTAAAGCGTTTATAGATCCTATAGTGAATGTTTTTGTTGCATCATTATCATTAACATCTGTTCCTATTAACAAGTCTCCATCTGCAGGCGTTACAGTAGGGTATGATGCAGTATTACTTATCTTTGACATTGGTTTCTTTTTTAGTCACCGTACCTGTTTGTAAATTAATAACAGAGTCGGATCCATATTTATCAATAAATTTTTTCTCCTCTGAACTAAACATAGCTTTGAGCCCATCAAGCTCAGTTAACATTGAATGCCTTTTGATCTCAAGATCTCCTAAAGCTATTTTTAATTTATTAAACGAGTTGTTTAATTGTTGAAGTCGTTCAAGTTCTTCTTTATTTAATTTCATTATATTATCTTTTTACAAAGATAACGAAATTTAATTATAATAAATCACTTTCTAAAAGAAGGGTATAGGTAAAGCTATTACCGTACAGTCGTGATGATGTATTACACAATGCTAAAAAATCATTGTATTGATATATAGACTGAAAGACCTGACAACCCGCACTGTATTTATCTACGTGTTCCTTCTCATGATAAGGATGTGAACGATGAATGTTTATTCCAAACATCCCCCACTCTTTTGTGACATCATCAAAATCTAATATTTGATCCTTGTTGTCATCTCTATAAACCTCTACTTCACCAAGCCTTTGACATAGTGCTTCGTATCTTGTACTTCCATGGCCATCAAGTTTATATGTGCTTCTATATTGATTAGGAACAAGTAGTGCGGTTCCCTTCTTATTCATTGGATGTTGTAGCCAATACAGTCCTGCATCAGTAGTAATAGTAATCTCATCAATAACCCAATTATCATGTTTCTTATATATAACAAGCATATAATCATCAAAGCTATTTGCTTCCTTAATTGGGCTTCTTACTCCTATTATGTTTAAGTTATAGTTTCCTTTTGTGAAGAATGCATATTTCTTTTCTGCAAATACTTCTTGTACCTTGGCTAAGGTAATCTTATCAATTAAAGTCATATTATCTTTTAAGTTCGTAAAGCCTTTCCTCCATTTGATTGAGACGTTCTTTTATCTCAATTATTTCTTCTTTGATATATTGCATATTGGCATCCATATGGATGATTGTTTCTCTTACAATCTTATCATTCTTTTGTTTGGGGAGAGTCTTTGCTTCTTCTATCTGTGCATCTAGGTGATACCATACGCCTGCAATAAAAAAAACGGTTGTTACTAAAGTTATAAGGTTTCCAATGGTAAATGTTAGTTTTGTTTTTTCTGATAGAATCATGACATAAAAATTGTCTATTAATTAATTATCACAAATATACAAAAAAATTACATTTAGTCTTCAGGAGTCCATGCAGGAGTATTGACAAACTCATAACATTCAGCATGAGTCATTAAAGATATAGGTTCAATAGTCCCATCCTCAATAAAAGTAGGTATCGTAATCCAACTCATTATAAATTGTGAGCCATCTAATGATTTCCTGATAGTATCCGCAGATGTTTGGGTTACTTGAGAAAAGTCTACAAATTGCAAATCATCAATATGAATATTGGAATAAATAAATTTTCTAAAATCTTTTAACATAATATCTATGGTACTGAAGTTACTATTTGTGTGTCTGTCATATTTGTCATTGTCCCATCATTACTGCCCACTTGGTCAACTATAGTTGGGTAAGCAGCCGTTCCTGTTGGATCGCCATTACGCCACCAATTTATTAACCCGCTTATGCCACTGCTACTTAAGTCAGTGGGAGTGCCTGAATTATATATAGCGGTTACGTCTGATTGACTTAATTCTACAGTCCATAGAGAAACTTCATCAAGCTCTCCTTCTAGTCCATTAAAAGTAAATCCTCCTCGTAATCCCATATAAAAACTTGAGGTAACTCCGGCTTTTGTACTTGTTGGTCCCGACCATACACTTTGAACATATTGAACTCCGTCTAAATAAACCTTTACTCGTTCTTTAGCATTAGTATTTGAACCATCAAAAGTAGCTACAATATGATGCCATTGTCCTGTGTTAATGGGTATTGAGTTACTTCTGTAGCTTACATTAGTTGAAAAATAAACATCAACTTGATTTGAACTAGGTTTAACATATAAAGCAAAAGATTGCTCGCATGTTGTCGTGCCCCATTGACTACATAAATAATTATTTCCACTACTGTCAGTATAAACCCAACAAGATATACTAGCCGTAGTTAAGCTGTCAAATCCTGTGTATGAGCCAC